GCCCGAAGGCCCCCGATCCATTAGGTCAGGTCGCAGACAATGCCGCTAGCTGCCTGTTGCTTGGAGGTAAGTGTGTACTCAACAAGCATTTGCTTGCGCTCGCTATCACCCGTCTTGGCCAGATCGTGAGTCTGGAAGTCGCGGTAATAGTCCACACTCCACATGTCCTTGTCGAGGATGAAGATCTCTGACTGACGCATGAAGCGGTCAGGGACCACCATCAGTTCGCCATAGTCGGAGACATACACGTCCACCGCGTTGACCACCTTCTTGTCGTCCACGTCCTTGAACTTGGTCGCGTTACCAGTGAAGCCGGTAATGACCCGCTTCTGTTTGGTATTGGTCAAGATCATGGAAGGGTTGCCACCAGAAAGGAAGATCTGGTCAATCACGTTGGTAAGCATAGACTCGGTGAAGGCCCGTGCAGTACCTGCAGTACGCGTGTTGGTGCCGTTACCTGTCGGGGCAGTACCACCAGAAGCCTTGTCTTGGTTGGTAGCCAGCCAAGAAAGGATGGAGCCGTACTGTCGGGCAACACCAGAAGAGCCAGCAGCTCGCGCCTTATTGGTACCGATCAGGCCAACTTCCATATCGCGCTTCAGCTCTTGGCCTTTCTTGGCCATTTCATAGGCCATACGCGGACCCATTCCAGCATTGTCAGACACCATATCGGAGCCAGACACTTGAACGGTCTTGGTGTTGATCTGTGTGTAGTTACCTACACGTGTTGAAGCGACAATCGCAACGTTGGTTGCGTCGTCACCTTCGATAGCCGCTGAGTCAGCCGCCGTGTCAAGGGTGTCGATTTGCCACTCGTGGAAGGTACCAGTTGCCTTACCTTTACCGACGTTCGACATGAACGGCGTTTCGGTGGGGGCGATGTTGTAGATGATGTCTGCGAGATCATCTTTGATATTACCTGCGGTCAGGCCATTGAAGGTCTGCCAAGTATTTGTTGGAACAGCCATGATTTAAAACCTTTAGTTAGAGTTAAAGACTACTTTCGAGTCATAAGACTGAGGATAGCATTAGCTGCATCCTCCTTCTTCCCAGAGCTTCGTGCCTTAGCCTTAATAGCCTCCACCTGTTTCATCCGTCTTACATTAGGCCCTTGTGGGGTCGAAGACTTAATGCGAATAGAGGGCTGCTCTGCCGACTTCTTGTCTCGGATGCCTGATTTCAAATTCTGCATCTCGTCCCAAAGTCGGGCTTTGTTAAGGATAATTAGGTCACGCGCATCTGCAACACTGGCAATCTCTTCACGTGTGTACCCACTTGATTCGGCGTAGGCGGAGATACTGTTGCGGAATTCTGGGCCTTTGACGGGATCACCGTACTCGGGAAAGACCTCCAACAACACCGCTGCTTCCTTCTCAAGGTGAGCACGTAGTTGTGCATTCGATTGCTCTTGTTGCCGGTACAAAGCCTGTTGGTATTGCGCCTGCTGCTCCGCATGTTGTCGTATGACTTCCTGCTTCTCAGCTACCTTACGCATATACTCCATAGGGTCTGAATACTGAAGTGCATTCCAATCAATTTGATCAAAGGCTTGCATAGCCGATTGGTATTGGTTCAGTTCCTGCCCTTTTACTTGGAGATAGCGTTGGCGTTCCTCCTCCAATGACGCGGCGAGTGTATCTAACTCTTTGCGTTTCTCGGCTAGGCTTTGGGTCTTCTGGGTATAATCTTTCTGGAGTTGATAACCTTTTTTCAGTTCGTCCAGAGTGACCTCATATTCTTCACCATCATATTTGATAGTGTAATAAGGTTTCTTTTCAGACTGATCAACGTCATCCTCTTCAGCTAGACCCTCTACCTCAGATTCTTCGGAAGATGCTTCTTCCTCTTCGGCTTCAGAGTATTGACCCTCTTCAACCTCGGCCTCCTGCGTTTCCACATCGGGACTTTTTCGCTCTGGCTCTAGCTGTTCGGTTGTCTCAGTCATCTGAGGTCCTAAGAGTTTAGCCACTGCTGTGTCGATACTACCTTGGTCTACTCCCGCGTTCACTGGGTTAGTAGGCATATATAATTCCTTAAATGGGAGCGGCAGTCCTGAGTGAAACAGGAGTGCTGCCGCGTGGGTGTTACTCATCCGTCAGGGTACGCTCGTACTGGCCTGACTGTATTGCGGCTTCAAAGGCGGAGCGGAACCTTTCTAGACCCTTAAGGGTATACCAAAGTTCCTCCCGCTCTGAAGCAACGGAGGTGGCCTTCCAAGTCTGGACCATCATAGATTCCATACCTAAAAGTACCTCCTGAACCAGTGGGTCATTAAGGATACGGTCCGCGTTCTCTCCACGTTGGATAGTCTCTTGGTCCATTACTTATCTCCTATGCCCACTGCTCGTCCTTGTTCGGCTTCCACTGCAAGTTCTGCAGCCTCCACCTTCTTAGTCCACTCGAACTTGTCTCGATCAAGCTGCTGTTTCAAGGCAGCCAACTCGTTCTTAGCTGAGTCACTCTCTGCATCCGCTTGTGCTTTCGCTGCGGTAGCTTGAGCTATGATCTCCTCGGGAGTCGGTTTATCTTCTGGTTGCTCAGCCTGATCTGGGTTGGTGATGAAGCGATCCGGGTTCTTGAACCCTGCGTTCTTAATGAACTCAGTCGCCAAAGCATGGACATTGTCCGGGCTGATCAAGTAACTGTATGGTGTAGCACCGATCTGCTGCATCATCTGAGACAGGTTATTCAGGTGGTACAACTGCTGGTCTTTGTTACCGTTGCCGATACCGACTGTGACAGTCATATCTTTCCTGTCGATCCAGTCGAACGGGGCTACCTCTACGAAGCGGCCCCTCAGCTTGACGATGTCGGCCTCTGTCTGGTGGGTCCGTATCTGGCGATACAGTTCCCACAGAAGAGGTTTCATCCCCGTCTCCGCGAATACGCGGGCGATCAGGAGGATCTTACCCTGAGCCGCCGTCATGACTTGGTTGACAGCCGTGGCAGCCGTGTTGCTTGTGAGGGCATTAGGATCAAGGCCCTGAGTCATACGACTCACACCAGTTCGGTTCTCCTTCTGGAGGTCAAGGCTGTCCAGAAGGGGGAAGGTAGCCGCTGAGATCTGAGGCGTAGCCAGCGGGGTCACCGCATTCTGCGCCTTAGTCCTTACGATACCGCCAATCTTGTTATCTAGAAGGTCTTGGATGTTGACCTGACCCTCAATGATCGAATACCTTCCGGCATTCTGGAGGGCTAGGTTGTCAAGGATCTGCCGGATCATGGTAGACCGCAGCTCTTGGATGTCAGTAACGAGATCCGCTGCAGACACACCCACGAACTTGTGGGGGATCATGATGGGTGAGATACCGATCAGGGGGATGTGGTCCACCTCTTCTGAGAGGATAACCTCGCCTTCCACCTGAATGACGTGCATGATAACGACACGCCCTTCCTCTTGGTCGAAGGTCCTGACATACACGTCAGCGACTTCTACCAGTTGGTCTTCATCTACCACACTCCCAACAAAGGTAGAACCGAGACCCTCTACCGGGTCTGAGAAGCGGGCGTCAGCCACCTGTTGTGAGATACCGATGCCCATCTCTGCCCCACCGGAGGGCAGGAGGTCTGGGTCTACACCCGCCTCAAGTAGTTCCCCTATAGATTTCTGGCAGACATGCCCCACAAAGCCAGCACTCTGGATGTCCTTAGACCGTTCCTTGATGCGGAACTCTTCGCTGGGGATGATGTCGATGAAGGGCTCGCCTTGCTTCTTGGTTCGACGAATACGGACTCGGAAGGAGCCGTCTTCATTCTTCGTCTTACTTTCGATGGCGTACTCTTCTTCGTCGGCATTGTCTTCAAATACCTTCAACTCTTCTTTCGAGATGTTATCAAAGGGGTGAAACTCTACTATGTCTTCCTCGTTCCAACCCACCTTGATGACACTATACTTCATCAGGAGCGAGTCTTTGAACCAGTTGTACATGAGTTTGAACCCATCTAACCGCTTCATGAAGACGTGGTTAACGTAGTCTGTAGCCTGCGCTGCAGCCTCTTCATCCTCTGGACCTACGGGCTCGAACTCTACGACACTGTCGGAGCTGGCGAATATCTTCATAAGCTCGGGCATGATGCCCTCAACAGTCTCCAGAACATCCCGTGTTACAATCTGGGAGCGCCCCTTCTTCTCATTACCGAAAGGCCCGGCAAAGTAATACTTCAGGTTGTTAGCCTGTTGGTCCGCCAACTCGGAGCCCATCCAAGTCTCAGCGTTCTGTAGCTCTCGGGTAACTATCTCCGAGAGTACATCATTGTCAATCGCCATATCCTGTCATCCTAGAAGTAGGTGTAGTCCTGTACAGGGAGTTCTCCCCTCATCGTGTATCCGCTAGTAGCGCCCTTGCCAGCGACAGCAAACCGTGTGGATTGCGCAGCATACCTCGTGGCACTCATAAGGTCGTCACGGATAGGGGCTACTTTGCCCTCCTTCCGGTGGTACCCTCGGAACTCCTCAAACCAGTTCGTGAGGTAACTGAACACCTTGAACTGCCCACTCTCCATCTTGTGGAATATCGTAAGCAACCCCGCCTCCAGAGATTGACTACCTTTCCCATCAGGGCTAGGTGGGTTCTCGAAGAACTTGGGCGTCATGTTGAGACCTTCATCCCTGTACCAGTCTGCCAGTGGCCTACCGCTACCTTTATCGTGCTGAAGGCCGTCCTTTGGCCAGACTATGGGGATGAAATGCTCCCTCTGACGGATGGCTGAGGCGTGTAGGGCGGGGTTAGCACCCACTTTTGAGTACGTGTCATACACATACAGCGTATCGCTTTCAGGGTCAACAGCGATCCATACACAGGCCGTAGGGTGGCCCTCTCCTCCGAAGTCCATCCCCGCGATACGGGGCCAGTAGTCTGGTATCTCGAATGGCTCACAAATGATCTCGTCCTCGGAGATCGGGAATACCAAACCGCTACCAAACACAGGTATACCCTTGCTTCTTAACTCTCTCTCGTGAGGAGGGTACTGTGCAAGAAGCTGGGTCTTCGTTGCCTCATCCAAGTGGGGTGCATCGTCCCTAGATGCCTGCAGTAGGAACTGCCCCGGCTTTCTGTCACTCATAAACTGGTGAACAACAGGTGTTACACCCGCTTCTGGTGTAAAAGTCATCATTACATACCCACTTGTGGCCACCGTTCGGGTGATACACTGGGTATATATGTTGCTGGGAGGCTGTTCATCCAGCCAAATCCAGTCAACAGGGCGTCCAAAGAACTTTTGTTCACCCATTTCGTAGGATTTGAAGCCAATTCGACTCATCCCGTTGGGTTTTCCAGTGTCTGGATCGTGATGGACCACCATAACACTGTCATAAGTGTTCCCGGTAGTGCCTCTTCGCCGTGTTAACTGCCCGATACAGTGTCTCGGGATCATCCCTGTACCTAAAAGTTCAGGATCTTCGGCCAAACCAAGGAGTTCTGTCTGTACAATGTCCCGCGTAGTGTCGTTAGAGACCCCAGCAGCCCATGCGTAGATGGGATACTTGAACTTATGACCCTTCCAATCGTCAGGATAGAGGCCTGTCAGGTGTCTCGCAGTGATTTCAGCACCAGCAGTAGACTTCCCTATCTGGTTTGCACACATTGCGAGGATCTGGTTATGGTCGTGAGAGGCGTTCCCTAGTTTTGTTTGCCAAACATAGGGCTCGAACCACTCCAGCTTGTTGTAACTCCTTCTGGCTTCTTTCTCTTTGAGGAGTGAGAGGAGTCTCTCTTGTTCTTCAATGGAAAGGTGATCCATAATTACTCCTTACTGGTCAACATAGACGGCTGTAGCAACAGCAGTCGCTGACTTGACGAGGCGGAAGTCTCCGGGGCCCGTTATCATTTGGCTTTGATTCGTATCCGAAAGGACTACCCCTCGGTACACCCTGTCTACAACAGGAAGCCACGTAGCCCCCGCATCCGCCGTAACCTGCAGGGTTACAGTCTCCCCTACGTTCAAGTCTACGCTAGCGTATACGTGGGCGGTCTGGTTGGAGACGAGCGTGATGGTGGAGCTGTTCGCAGCAGCGGTTGTTGAAGCGATTGCTATAGTTGTCATCGTATTTCCTTCTTACTTAACGTCTTCTGCGTTCTTGGCGTGTAGGAAGTTGAACGCAAGGATGTTCAAAATCTTATTAGCCGCGATCAATACAGGGCTCACCGTGGGCGTAGGGAATACCGCAGCGATTACACTGGCTGTGGCTACAACGCTGGCTGCGATATTGAAAACTTGTTCTGCTGTAATATCCATTGTCTAGTTCCTCTGGTTATTTTCTACCTTCATGTTCGATAGAGTAGTGATTTCCATCATTCCATCGGCCGCCCCATACACACTCGGGGCCCAGAGACTCCCAGTATTCACCGAGAGGTCTGTGGGCCTCAGTCGTCTGTAGGAAAACTCCATCCTTAAACAGGTTGAAGTCTACGGCCAGTCTTAGTTTGTGGTTGCTTCCAGCACTGGAGTAGCTGCCTTTTACACCAACAGGACCGTGGACCCTAGGGTCACGGTAGGCATCTCCGAAGGTCAACTCGTAGCCTAAAGCATAGGCATGTTGTATCAGAGCCGCTATTCTCTTCGTGAGTAGGCGCTGTTTTTCTCCGAGTGTCATATCAACTCCTCAACCAATCAATGGTCTTTGCGGGCTTCCAAGTGCAATTGGTGAGATCTTCCTTCCCAAGGTCTTATGCGGGACATGGACAGGTATCTGGTTAAAAACCAAGTTACCAGCCGTGGCTCCCATAGCTGTAAGACTAGCCGGGGTGAAGTGTACAAAGTACGGTGACTCATCCAGATACGAGGCGCTAGCTGCGCTGACTAAAGCTATCCGATCTGTAGACTTAGCCAAGACTCGTTCTAAACCAAACCACAACTCATACAGGGTCGAGCTTCTGAAGATATCTCCTAATATGATCTGCGTAGTTCCGGGAACCCAGCATCCTTGCGCAATCAAGTTACTACGAAGCGTGTTGAAGTTCGTCTCGAACTGAGCGGCTGTGTACCGGACAGCGGGTGAGTTGAAGACACCTAGGAAGTCATTACCGCCGAGGCCAATGTATATCACATCAGCTACAGTGGGGCTTCCTGTAACACCAGCCATAGCTGTAGCCAACTGTGCATTCAAAGCCGTCCATCCTCCACCGCTGGCCCAATAGAGGGCGTCAGTAGCCCCACGAGCACACTGATACAACCATACGTTGGTAGCCCCTGTCGCCACTTGTAGTGTGTTACACATTTGCAGTGGCGCACAGCCGTTGCCACCCAATATCTGGCCTGTGTAAGGGACGTTCTGGACAGTCCGTGCTTCTACTTCCTGAGCAGCCCGGCTAGCTCCGTCTGGGTTTAAAGTCCTCCACTGTAGTTCTGCCGTGTTGTAGGGGATCGTGGCTGTAGTAGCGTAGCAACGCAAGGCGGTGTTATTAGTTTGAACACCTATCTGGAAACCACCACTACCTACGATGTTGCTATCACCGATAGCTATACACACCAAATGAGGCTTACCAGTCCACCAAGCCATTAGAAGTGCGACACTGCGGGGGAGAGGATGTCTGTGGCCATCCGGTTTACATACACAGACCGCGATGTGGTGTTCTGTGTTTTGGTCAGGATAAATCCAGCCCGGAGTACAGTGAATAGATCCACAACGCGTGAGTAGTCCGATACGCCCGGCACTTCTACACTATCTATGAAGAAACGTGTCCTTTGTTCAGCCGGGTCATACCAGACTCGCAAGGCAACCGCCGTAGTCGTCTGAGCAGCTATGGTTGAGTTCGGTCGGCTAGAGCCAGTTGAGGCTTTTACTGTTGAAAGCCAGTTAGGGCTAGAGGAGTCTAGGTTGAATGTCATCTCATGTGTTGTAACGCCAGCGGCTTGCGCGAAGAAGCCCGCCTTAAAGACATAGTTCTCTCCACCAGACACCGGGAGGTTGGCCAGCTTCACTTCAGCTCTAAAATCAAAGTTTGAAGTTCCATTTGCGAACGTCAATGGCGCACTCAGGTGCTCCACTACCACATAACCTGTACTGGTAGTCCCTGTGACTAATTCCAAACCCCCAGAGTACACCAGTGAATCAGAAGCCTGACCGGCCCTCGCACCAGTCCCACTCTGTGTGACACGGAACGGCTCAAGGTCCAAGGTTCCACCCGTGGTACTGGCGAAGGAAGGCCTAATCTTGTAGAAGTCTGTGTAATCGCGGAGGTGATTCTTAGCCAGAGTCATCTTCTGGGTGAGTGGGGTTCCTGAGACTTGTTGAGTTGTGATATCAACAGGGGAGCCATCTTGATCTGCGATAAAGAGTTCATCACCATCAATGTTCGTAGCTGTCCCAGCCACACCGGGGGATGTAGCAGCTTCAAGAGCCGCAAAGTTATTGTTCAACTTATTTCGGACGACAAGTCCATCTTCGCCGTTGTTAATTACTTCCATTGTCATATCGATACCCTTAGTCTATCCAAAATGTGGTGTCTACCCAGATAAGTAGATCGTCCCAGAAACCGTCTTTCATCAGCCAATCTTCTTCCGGGAAACCAGCCCCGTTCCATATCGCTGTATCTACCCATACACACACATCGTCCCAGACCCCTTCTCTTAGAATCCAAGAAGTCTGTGATGGATCATTTTCTATCCAGTATGCAGTGTCTGACCAAGAACCTGAGTCGTCCCAGTAACCCGTTCTTAGCAACCAGAGGAAGACGTTCTCTTCCGGCGATGTCTCAACAGACCACTGGGAAGAGTTCTTGTAGCTGCCGGGCACCTTCCAAGCCGTCCTCCGTCTCCCATATCTCATGGTTAAGCTCTCTTATTGGCTACAGCATTAGCCCTACTCATCAAGGCCTCCAGCTCACGCTTCAGCTCATCCTGATTCAGATCCTCAGCTTTCTTCTCAGACAGCTCAATCTTCGAGGCCTGATCATAGCCAGCTCTACCCATGATGTCCTGAGCGGCTTTCAACTTGATAGTCTCACTCCGGGCATTCTCCATCAGGTCTACGATCACAGCAAGAGAACGAGGGACATGACTCCCGATCCTCTCCACAATCCTAGCCTGTACTATGTCCCAGTGCTTACGCAGCTTGGCCATAGATGAGCTACGCGTAGACTCGGCATAGCCAGCATCTACCCATGCCCTGACGTTGTCACCTTCATAGTCCAGATACAGATCAATGAACTTATCCAGTCTTTCAGTATCTCCCTTATAGGGTGTTACTAGTTGTTCCACAGCCATGATAGGCCTCCTCTCTAGTCGACGTAACCCATCGCCTTTAATATTTTGTATTCAGTAATCCTGAGAGCTGCCATAATATCTGAACAACTCACCCCAGCATTCCTGAATGTTACATCGAAGTAGCCACCCTCATCATCTAAGGAGATGACTATCAGTTTCTTCCTACCTTCCAACTCACCCCCCGGTTCATGCTCAGCGATGACTCGCTGTAAGGCCTCCACGGGGCTGATGTGAGCCGCATTGTTACTATGGTCAACTAATTGCAGGACACTCATGGAGGCCTCCTTTGTCTTGGGCCCGTAGGCCTTGATTGGCAAACAAGCCACTGTTTGGCAAACAGGGTGAGCTCAGCACGGTTTTGGAGTCGAGGGACTCGTAACCCGCCCGGTACCATACCAGTCCTGAATATTGGTCCGAGTTGTCGGAGTTGAACCCACGACCCTCTGCTCCCAAAGCAGATGCTCTACCAAGCTGAGCTAAACTCGGTTATGATTGGTGGAGAGAGCAGGAATTTGCACCTACACAGCTTGCACGTCTGATTTACAGTCAGGTGGGCTCACTCGTGCCCAGTCTCTCCGTGTCTTAGGGAGGCCTACATTGTAGCCTCGATGTTCAATTTTCCAAAAGAGATAGCAGGGAACCTCCCCGCTATGAAGGTCTCGCCCACTAAGGGGGGGGTGGGGTCGCTTGCAGGCCTCACTGTATATCCATACAGTACTGTACGGACAGACAGGGCTGTACATATCCCCAGCCTGTACACCCATACAGCCTGTATATCCAGCCATGCTGGACAGGTATCCAGTACTGTATATCCAGACAGGCCTGTATATCCATACAGGAGGTGTGTGCGGGGAAGGAACGCTATCCCGCCCCTGCTCCCGCGTCTGTCCTGACCGTGCAATGTAGGCCTATCCGTTTTATAGTTGCGACTATAATCCACTCCTAAATCCCTGATACCCTTACAGATTGTAGGGATAGCTGTAAGGCTCTAGGATGCGCCACATTGAACGCTAGGCCTAACCCTGATCGTGCTACCTGAAAACTGATCGTTTGCTGTACGGACATTGTGGAGGCATCAGAGGCTTTGCATATTCATGCACACGCTGCATACATTCAAAATTGGTATAGTATACTGTACCGTGCGGTATAGCATTCTATACTTTGGGAGGTACTATTCGTTTGGTGAATGGCGAATATAACCTAACCCTATAGCCAATTTCTGTAGATGTGCTAATCTGCACTTGTCGGTTCAGTGAATGTCCGACTCACCTCCAAGCCAGTGCGCGGAGGGTGATGGTACAGAGTAGTGCGAGTGAGTAGTGTGGCTTGTCCGAGATGTAGCGAGGGGTTACCCTGAATCGTCGGATATAGGTGCCTCACATTGGTACGCCAATGTTGGAAGCCAGCCACGACAAGGTGCATGGATTGCGCGAGTACTTGTCGGAAATGAGCTTGTTGTCTGCCCTATCGGGGCAGGATACTGAGACAAGCCACGCGAAAACTTACAGGATGCTGTATCCGCTCCCCTAGTCAGTCGCGGTAACATTCACCCATAGAATCGGTAAGATGCCTACTAACTTGCGCTTAAGTGTTGCGGACGGGAAAGCTGAACGGATTAAATGGACAGAAATCACTACCCATACGTGGCCGAAAGGCTACTTGCACAGACTGGGGAAGGTGAGAAAATGCGCCCTCTAAAGCGGTTAATCACACTGCTATTGCCTAATCGGAAACGGCGCGATTAAAGTAGATTCCCTCTTGATACACTCTAAGGCTATCCCCACGTTAAACAGCTAAAGAATGATGCGCCAACGCAAGTCATTACGCTGTAAGGCTAAAGGAATACAGCTAAAGTTTCCCTTTCAAAGCGCACTGTCACAGTGTGAGCGGTAGGCTACTGCTAGCACCTGACTTACCCTAGCTCTAATCTCCTCCCCTAACCAACGGGGCGGGCAATTGATAGGGGTTATAAGGTGCTAGTTTTAAGGGTATTCTAAACAGTATCCTTAAAACTAGTGTCCGAACGGACGCTAGCTTACCCTGTTAAACTTACTCAAAAGGATATATTTATGGAAAATGCAAACCTGACAGTCCGTCAATCCGAAATCCGTGTTGCTGTGGCCAATTG